CAGTGGTGGTACATCGTCGACACTGGCGTGGGCAACGTCCGCTACCGGTACCTGCTGGACCTCGAGGGCGTGAAGATGCAGTCGGGGCAGTTCCTCGACTACGACACCCGCACGCGCACGCACACGGGCCTCGCTGAGGAGTGGATGGCGAGGAGCCACAAGCTCGGCTGCCCGATCCGGTACTGGGTGGCGGAGATCAATGCCGCGCAGCGGTTCCTGTTCCAGTACCAGCATGTGCGCGAATGGCAGGCGAAGTGGAACTGCCAGATCCTCCCTCACACCACCGGGCGGAACAAGAGCGATCCCGAGCTCGGCGTGGGCCAGCTCGGCAAGCTGTACCGCAACGGCCTCGTCAGGCTGCCGGGCCTCCCACAGAACGTCGGCGGGAACGCCGCGAGATGGAAGTCGCTCCGGCTTGTCGACGAGGGGAAGAAGTGGAGGCCCGGTGTGAAGACGCGTGACGATCAAATCCTCGCGCAGTGGTTCGTCGAGTTCAACCTGCCGAAGATGATGACCGGGCAGCAGGCGGTGCCGGCAGTGCGCGATGACATCCCGTCGTGGGTGCAGGCGTCGGCATGAACCGTTTGCACTCCCGACGTTCGCGCTACCGGCGCGATCAGTTGAACGGCTTGCGCGAGCAGGTGAAGGCAGAGCGGTCGCGGGCCGATCGGTGGATGGAGCAGACGCTCCTGATTGACCGCGCCTTCCGTGAGCTCGTCAAGAAGTCGTACCCGATCTACCCGATCGAGAAGTGGGAACGATGATTTCCGTCGCCGAGATCGTCGAGCTCTACACCGAGCGCCAGCAGGCCCAGGGGCCGCTCATCGCCCAGATGCGCGAGCTGACGATGGCCTATGAGGGGTCCGTTGCCGTGCCCCTCCCCGAGCTGGACCGCAACGAGAAGGTGGCGGTGGCCAACCTGATCGCCCAGGGGCTCGACCAGACCGCCATGCGCATCGCCTCCACGCTGCCCGACGTCTGGTTCCCGCCTACGCGCCCGGGCGTGGACCTGCAGGAGAAGAACGCCAGGATTAGCCGGCAGGCCGTGCTGGGTTGGTGGGACGCATCGGAGATGGACCTCAAGCTCGGCCGCCGGGCGCGCTGGCTGATCGGCTACGCCTGCTCCCCGGTGCAGCTCTGTTGGGACGACAAGCGTGGCTGCCCCCGCTGGAAGCTGCGCGACCCCGTGCAGTTGTTCCCCGCCCGCGGCGAGGACCCCGACTGCATGGTCCCCGACAACGCCATCTACGCCTTCAAGCGTAGCTTGTCGTGGCTGCGCACCCATTACCCCGACGAAACGCTCAAGCTCCAGAAGGGGAAAGATGCCCGACCGGACCACCTCTTTGAGCTCCTCGAATACAGTGACGCTGATGAGTGCGTCCTCGTTGTGGTCGGACGCGCACGCGACCCTTACGACCGTCAAGGTCAGTGGGGGACCCAGCCCTACATGGAACTCGAGCGTGCTCCGAACCGTGTGGGTACCCCTCTCACCTTCGTACCTGGCCGCCTTACGCTACACGGACGGCACGGGGCCTACGACGGGCTGATCGGGCTGTACCAGCAGCAGGCCAAGCTCATGGCGCTCGAGGTCATCGCCGTCACCCGCGGCATCTTCCCCGACGAGTGGCTGGTCAGCCGGCCCAACGAGATGGCCCGCGTGGTGCAGATGGCCAACGGGCGCAAGGGCGTCATGGGCCAGGTCGAGGGCGGCGAGATCATGCCCATCACCGTGCAGCCGGGGTACAAGACCGAGGGGACCATCGACCGCATCGAGCGGTACATGCGCGTCGAGGGCGGCATCCCCGCCGAGTTCGGTGGCGAGTCGACCACCAACGTCCGCACCGGGCGCCGCGGCGATTCGATCCTCTCGGCCACCGTCGACTTCCCCATCCAGGAGGCGCAGCGCGTCCTCGCCCGCTCCATGCAGCACGAAAACTCCGCCGCGATCAACATGGCCAAGGCGTACAGCCCCAACCGGGCGCGGACCTTCTACATCGGGCGCTCGAGCCAGCGCGTCGACTACGTGCCGTCCAAGAACCTCGTCTCTGACGTGAACATGGTCGTCTACCCCGCGTCGGGCTCCGACATCAACCAGCTCGTCGTGGGCCTCGGGCAGCGCCTCGGCCTCGGCGAGATGAGCCTCTACACCGCCATGCGGCTCGACCCGATGGTGGACGATCCTGACCATGAGAAGGACCTCGTCATCGCCGAGAAGCTCGAGGCTGCGCTGCTGAACGGCATCGCCCAACAGGTGCAGTCGGGGCAGCTTGGTGCCGCCGACGTGGCGCAGATCGTGGCCGCCGTGCGCGAGGACAGATCGACGCTCGAGGACGCCGTGCTCAAGGTGCAGAAGGCCAAGCAGACCGAGCAGGCCACCTCAGGGCCTCCGGGTACACCGGAAGGTCCCGTCGCTCCCGGCGCGCCGGAGGCGCAGCCAGGCCTCACCCCACCGGGCCAGGCTCCTCCGGCCGCCGGCACCATCGGGCCGCAACCCAATCAGCAGGGGTTGGCGCAGCTTCTTGGTGCGTTGAAGTCCGGGGCTCAGTCCCCCGTCCCGAGGACCGCAGCATGACTGATTGGGTTTCGCCTGGGCGAGAGATGGTCGACCGAGCCTTTGCCGCGACTGACAAGGCGCGGGAGTTGATGGAGCGGCTCGAAGCTGGTGAGGACATCGGTACAGCGGCGCCGATGATGTACCTGACCTACGCCGACGTGTGCCTGCGGCTGGCTGAGCTTGTCCCGAGGGCGTACCCGCAGTCTTGGGTCACGACCGATGGCTAGGTCAACCCTGTTTGAATCTGGCTACAGCTTCGCGTCGACAGGTCCTGCACTCTCGTCTTCCACGTGGGTCGATGTAGAGGTTGTCGCCGGACAGTGGGTGGTTACCCCGCAGGCAATGGGTTTGGAGCGCGTGGAGAGCCGACGGACTGGACGATCGCCGGTTGTTCTCCCACGGGCTCACCGGTTCCAGATGTTCGGGACAGACGCAAGCGCGGACCTGACAGAGGTGGTCGACGTGATAACCGTCGGGGATAGGTCCGACCCATCGTTCATAGGCCCACCGGTGAGCCATCACGCGACGCAGTTTCTGTCCCTGGGTTCGGGTGCCGATGGAGAATCGTCCGTAGCCGTTGTGAGACAAGAGCCCCTGCCAGATCCAGCAGTCTCCATCGATTGTGGTCTGGTTGAGGAACCGTTCTTCATCGGTCCAGGTCCGGAGTTCGGTGGACCCGGTTCTTCGCCATCGTTCGTAATGACGTTTGCACCATCCGTGACATCTGGCGGGGTCTGGGCATCCCTCGATCGAGCACATGCCACAGATCGTATCCTAAGGAGCCACTTTGGCTAGGGGCGGCGCGAGGGTCGGCAAGCCGGCGACCCCGTACGCGAATAGAACGGACCTGCCCGGCAAGGTGCTGCCGATCACCGCCGCACCCGGGCAGCAGTACGGCGCCGCCGGTGCGCAGATGGCGGCGCAACGGGTTGTGCCCATGGCGAGCCCGCCCTCGCCAGGGGCACCTGCCGGCGGCGGTCCTCCTCAGGCGGGGCCGCCGCCGGTACCACCTGGCGGTCTCGGCCATATCGCTCGCCCGTCAGAGCGCCCGGCCGAGCACGTCATGACGGGGGTGGCCTCCGGCCCCGGTGCTGGTCCGGAGGCCATCCCCGGCTACCAACCGCAGCAGGCCAACCAGGCGCCGAAGGTCTCCGACATGCTCGACCAGGTCGCGCAGCGTTCGGGGATGCAGGCCATCGGTCAGTTGGCTAGCCAAGCCAGGGCGCTCGGGCAGTGAGTGACCCCAGCGTCAACATCGACAACCTGATCGCGTCGGTCAACGCGGCGTCGAACCTCGATCCTGCCGTGCATGTGGCGATCGCCTCCACCGCGCCCGACGCGGCGACGGCGGCAACCAACGCTCAGGCGACGGCTGCCTATGCCCAGGCGACGACGCACGCCAACCAGTTGAAGACGATGTCGGTGGGAGCGCAACTGCAGGCGTGGAACGCCATGCCGTCGGACCAGCAGTCGCAGTTGCGCTCAGTGGGCTATGCCCCGCCGCCCCAGCCCCGTCACGGTGGCGGCGGCTTGCTCGGCGACATCGGTGGGGCCTTCTCCGAGGTGGGTTCTGCGCTCGGCACGGCCGCGCACGATGTGCTCAACGCCGCCGGGTCCTCGACGCGCCTGGTGCAGCACACCTATCGCACGCTCGATGTGCTGCACCTGCAGGCTGAGGGGCAGACGGCCGCGCAGCAGGAGGCGCAGCAGGGCGCCAAGACGGCGCTACACCCGACGTTCAATCCCGGTGGGCTCAAGCTGGCGTTCAGCCCCGGTGCGTGGGCGAACGCATGGGATTCCACGGAGCACGGCGAGCGCACCTACAACCCGGCCATCGTGCGTCAGTTGACCAACCAGTACGGCGACGGCACGGTGTCGACGGCCAAGGCCATCGCTTCGACCAACCTTGATCCCAAGAAGCTGCAGGCGCTGTCGAACTACCCGGTGTTGCAGCAGCAGTGGCAGTCCGATCCTGACCTGCAGGCGGCGGTCAAGTCATTGCTGGGCTCCAAGATCTCCTTCGGGCGCAGTCTCGTCGGCGAGAAGTTCACGCTCGACCATCCTGCGGCGGCTGCGGCGATCTCCGGTCCTGTGGATGCGGCCTTCGACTTCTTCGGTGACCCGCTCAACGTTCCGCTCGGGGTCGGCGCCGATGCGCTGCGTGCCCACTTCGCCATCTCGTCGGGTGCTGACGTGTACCGGTTGGCGGGGATCGACCCGACAACGCTCGAGGCCACCGGCAAGGCTGATCCGGCGGTGGCCCATGCGCTCAACCAGGCTGCCGGCTATATCGCCGACAAGGACCCGCAGGGCCTCTACAACCGCTTCACCATGCTCAAGGGGGCGCAGGCGTCGCTTGACAGCGCCATCCGTTCCGGTGCGGTGCACGACAAGGGCACGTTCGTGAAGTGGCTGGCCGAACAGGCTGACATGAGCGCCGTTGCCTCCGGCCAGGCGTTCAAGGTGCAGCGTGCCGGGCAGGAGATGCTGCACGCCACCCCGCTCTCCGATGCGGCGGCGCTGGCCAAGGCGAGATCGGCCGATGCGATCGACTTCCTGACCAACGTGCCGGGCCTCGGCAAGGCGTTCCACCCGGTGCAGTCGCTCACCAAGCTCATCCCCCAGGGCAACGCCATCTCGCCCACCTCCGATATCGCCGCCACGCAGTTCCGCGACATGATCGGCCTGGTGCTGCCCCGCGCCCAGGCTGACGCGCTGTCCAACCAGTGGCGTCTCGGCTCCGTGGCGGAGAAGCGTACGCTGTACTACTCGACGCTGCAGGAGATCTTCCAGACCACCGGATGGTACGACAATCCGAAGACGGCGGCGCGGGCCAGGGAGTTCCTGCAGCAGGTGATGGAAGACCCGTCGCATGAGGTCTACACCAGCGTCCCTGGGTTGTCGGACAAGCTGATGATCGACGGGAAGATCAAGGCGACCGGTGGCCTCGGCACGCAGGTGATGGGTTCGTGGCCGATGCCCGACCCGGCGACGCTGCTGGCGCAGAAGAACAAGATCACCCTCGGCGGCAAGGCGCTCAATCTCATCAACAACGACGGTATCGACGCCTTCATGCAGGAGGGGTGGAAGCCGTTGCAGCTCCTGCGGCTCGGCTTCGCCCCGCGTGTGGCTGGTGAGGAAGCTTTCGGTGCCATGCTGCGTGACGGGTTCACCGGTCTGGCCCGCGCTCGGTTGGCTGCTTCTGCGGTTCAGGGCGAGATGGCGGATAGCGTAGCTCGTCAGAAGTTTATTGATGAATACAACGCCTTGGAACAAAAGGTGCTCATGGCTGAGAAGAACTCAGTTACTGAACCCTTTACGGCGGAACAACAGAGGCTTCTGGCTGGGGATGATTGGAAGCAGTTTTCAGAGGCTAGAGGATACACTCAGTCTCAGATCCGAGACTTTCAGAAGTTCATGGATATGCACAAAGGTGTTGATCTCGATACCTTTGAAGGTTGGCGATCGGTACCCTTCCCTAAGGGAAGTCCGAATGAAGGTGAGGAAGCAGCTTCAATAGATCCGGGTTTACTTTATGATGCTAAGAGGATTAGAAGTGAGGACCGCATCCTGCCGTGGCACCCGTTGCACGGTGCGTTGGCGGCGCTGAGCGATCATCTGCCCGAGGGTACCGTGCGTGACATCGTATCGGGGCAGAACCCCGCCCGTGAGCTGTTCGCTCAGGTGGTCGGGGACTCGGCACGCAAGGCGTTCCGCAACGTCGAGGGTAGGCTGGCCGGCCAGGAGTACACCCAGGCGGCTCGCGAGCTCTACGACCAGTTCGGCCCGTCGCTCTTGGCCGACCAGATCACCGCGGTCCACGCCGGGCACGTCGACTATCTCGACTCCGGGAACAACCAGCTCCGTGCGTCCAAGCGTGGTCTCGAGCGCCGGACGGCTGCGATCGTAGCCGATAGCGGTGCATACAAGGGCTACGCGCCGACGGACCCGTTGTACCTGCAGGTCTACAAGCGCGACCTCGAGGAGATCGCCAACGATTACCTCGCCCGTAACGCCCTGCGCGGGTTCGGCAATCGTGACCAGCAGGTGGCCGACGTCGTTCAGGCCATCGAGAGCCCGCAGGCGCGTGGCATCCGTGAGGCGGCGTCGCGCTACTCGGTGCTGCGTGACGGCCGCACCGTCGGCGTGGACGCCACGCAAGACGAGGCCACCAGGGACTGGGCCAATTGGGTGGTCGATCACGTCAACGGGTACCTGACCGATACCTCCGGTCAGCCCATCGCCGATCTAGCCGACGTACTGCGTACCGGGAAGGCGCCGACGGTCGACCAGTTGGCGGAGATCCCCAAGGACCGTCTGCCGGCTGCCGTGCACGGCCCCGAGACGGTGGCGATTGCTCCGCCGTCGGCGTACCAGCAGCACCTGCAGCAGGGCTTCCACCAGTTGGTCGGGCGCCCGATGAACTGGATGGCCCGTCAGCCGATGTTCGTGCATAATTACGTGCTGGCCAAGCGGGACCTGCAGGGCCTGGCTGACACGTTGGGTGCTGGTGAGGGTACCGATGCGCTCATTCGTGACCGGGCCATCGCCCAGGCGGTGAACCGCACGCTGCCGTTCATCCACGACCCGGCGGTGCGCTCGGCGCTCTCGACCAACATGCGCAACCTGATGCCGTTTGAGTTCGCGCAGGAGCAGTTCTACAAGCGTTGGGCTCGCACGATGGCGTACGCGCCCGATGCGTTCCGCAAGGCGGTGCTGCTCAATGCTGGCCTCGCCCATTCGGGGCTCACCCACACCGACTCCAACGGCAACGAGTATTTCGACTACCCGCTCATCTCCCAGTTGCAGGCCGAGGTGCTCAACCCTGTGCTCAACGGGTTGCTCGGGTACAACGCTATGATGCCGGTCAACTCGGGGTTTGCCGGTGAGGTGAAGAACGTGAGCCCGGGACTGTCGCACATCGGCCCGTCGTTCGGCCCGTTGATCTCCATTCCCACCAAGTGGCTGGCCAACCGGTACCCCGAGCTGCAACCGGTGAACCAGGCCGTCGAGGGACAGGCCGGTGCCAACACGCCGTACCTCGAGCAGATGATCCCCGCCAGTCTCTACCGGTTTGGTGCGGCGTTCGACACGTCGTCAGCCACGTACGCCAGTGCTGAGGCATCGGCGATCCAAGCGTTGGAGGCATCGGGCCATGGGTTGCCCGACAACGCCACGCGTGGCGAGCAGCAGGCGTACCTCGACCGGTTGAAGAACTACACGCGCATCACGGTGTTGCTGCGTGGCGTGCTCGGGTTCGTCGGTCCGACGGCGCCGACGATCACTCCCGGGCGCCAAGACATCCCTAAGCGTCTCGGCACGCTGCTGCAGACCATGCCGATCCAGCAGGCGACGGCGGAGCTCGTCCGTGAGTACGGTCCCGAGGCCACGCCGTACACGGTGTTCAAGTCGACGACCCCGGGCAAGGCTGACCTGCCGGCGGCGCAGTCCACGCTGTCGATGCTGAACGACAACATCGGGTTCTTCTCCAAGTACCCGTTGGCCGGTGGATGGTTGCTGCCGAGCGTATCGGACTCGGGTAAGTTCTCCGACTCCGCGTACTTGGAGCAACTGGCGATGGGGATGCGTGAGCGGAAGACGCCGTCGAAGATGCTCGACGATGTGGTGTACGCCCGCGACGCGCCGTACTACTACCAGAACCTCGACACCTACGAGAAGTTGAAGCTGCAGTACACCAACAACTATACGCAGAAGCTCAAGGTGGAGAACGCCTGGGCTGACTGGCAGGCGCAGTACTTCAAGGCACACCCGGTGTTCGGCGATCAGGTGCAGAACTCGACGAGCGCTACCGATCGGGGCGACATCCTGGCGGAAATGCAGAAGGCGCTCGCTGATCCGTCATTGCCGGCGACCCCGACGTCGCAGGCCATCGGTGGCCTCGTCCAGAACTACGTCAACTTCCAGGCCATGCAGGCGAAGTACAAGGCGCTGCATACGACGGCGGGCTCACGTGCTCTGGCGAACCTGGAGAACGCCTTTGCGACGTGGGCCGATAATTATGTGAAGGCGAACCCGGAGGCGACCGTGTTCTACCAACGTATCGTGCGCCCTGACGTGGGCGGCCCGGCGGCGCAGGCCGACATTCTCGCCGGTGACCAGGCTGCGGCTGCTGCCGATCAGGTGGCCCCGATCACGGCGGCAAGCTGATGGGCCACAACGGTTCGCCACCGACTGCGACGACGGTACCGCCGGCACCGTCACCGTCACCGGGTAACTTCACCGATCCCAACGTTGCTGGCTCAGGGCCGACGACAACGAACCTGTCGACGTCGTTGTCGGGAGCGTTCGGCATCCCGACCTCTGATCTGTCCATCGGCATCATCGGCTTGACGGACCCGAGGACGGGGCAGCCGATGTCGTTGCAGGCGGCGATCCAGTTCTTCCAGTCGGCTCCGGCGTCGGTACGTGAACCATTGGTGGCACAGCTCAGGGCTGCGGGGTACTTCGCCGGGATCACGTCGGGCTCGGAGCTCGACCAGGAGACGACGGCGTACGCCCGGCTGTTGCGTGACTCGATCTGGTCGAACCAGGACCCGAACGCCACGTTGTCTGACGCGACCCAGGCGCAGCAGGCCAACGCCGGTGCAGCCGCCGCGCCTCGTACGCTCGGGCTCGGGAAGTACCCGATCCATCTGACGGCGCCGGCTGACGTGCAGATGGCTGCGGACACGATCTTCCAGACGTTGCTCGGGCGCCGTGCGACGCCGCAGGAGCAGCAGGCGGTGACTGCCGGTCTCCACGCGTTGGAGACGGCGCAGGGGCAGTCCGAGCTGCAGCAGTACGCGTCACAGGAGGCGGCGTACTACGGGTTGCAGCATGGTGGGATTGCCGCCGATCAGTCGGCCCCCGGTGCAGCTATTCCTGTTGCGACGCCTGCTGCACCTGCTGCGCCGGCCGTGTCTAATGCGCCGGGGGGTGGCCTGACGGGTGGTCCGGTGACTGGAGGGCCGATCGGCGTGGCTCCGCCTGCTGCAGCGACAACGACGTCGACGACGTTGCCGGCGAACACGCCAGCCAACCAGGTGCCGCCTGGCTCGATCCAGTTGGCTGACGGGACGTGGATCGTACCGCCGACGGCGATCGCCTCGACGAATGCTCCGACGGCGTCGGCGCAGGCGTACAGCTATGCGATGCAGAACGATCAACCTGAGATCCAGGGACGTACCGTGGCCGCGGCGATGAACGCCATCGCCCAGTTCGTGGGGCAGAAATGAGCACTGGTATCGGTATCCCGCCGACTCCGGCGGAGGCACAGCAGGCGAACGCTAACACGATTACCAACCCGGCGACGTTCGCGGCGGCGCTCTGTGACGCGCTTGGCGTCCCGGCGAATCAGGCGAACATTCAGGCAATCGTTGCGTGGCAGGCGTACGAAGGCCAGTGGACGGCGCGGGGTTCGTGGAATGCAGCGAACAACCATAACCCGTTGAATATCGAAGCCGGCGGCCAGACGCAGAACGCCGGGGGTGGCAACAACATTTCGATGTTCGCTTCGTGGCAGGATGGTGTCGATGCCACGGCGAACTTCATTCAGCAGCATACGCCTCAGATTATTGATGCGATGCGTAACTCGACGACTGCCCAGGGCGTGGCGAATGCTATTGACAATTCTGGTTGGGCAGCCTCGTATGCTTCGGGTGCGATTGTCAAAGCGCTCGGTGGTGTCGGTCAGGGCAATGCTATCCCGGTAAGTGCTGCGGGTTCTGGTTCGGGCGTCGGTAATTCTGCTGGTGCTGGTGGTACAGGGATTGCTGCGCCTCCGTTCAGTCCTGAGGGCAACTACGAGGTCGGTTCTCAAGTCCAGACCTGGGTGATGCAGAACGCGCCGCAGGACGCGTGGATGCTCAGCAATCCGGAGCTTGCCAAGATCCTCGGGTATGCCGCGCAGTATTCGGTTACTGACACCAACGAGATCAATGGGTTGGTGTCGCAGACCAACTGGTACAAGACACATTCTGCGGATCAGCGTGCATGGGTACAGCTGTACGCCTCGGATCCGCAGGAAGCGCAGCGCGAGATACAGCAGTCGAAGGCGGATATCACTGCGGAGGCTGGTTCGATGGGTGTGGCACTCACGCCGGACCAGCTCAATACGCTGGCGATCAACAAGAAATATTACGCGTGGGACCCGACGGAAACGCAGTACGCCATCTCGTCGTACCTCCCGTCGAACAAGGCGCCAACCGCCGGCGGTGCGGCGGAGGTCAACTTCCAGTCGATGAAGGCCACGGCGACGCAGACGTGGGGCGTGCCGACGTCGGACGCCCAGATCGCCCAGTGGACGGCACAGATCGCGGCGGGGACGCAGACGGTTGACGGTGTCACGGCGCTGCTCAAGCAGCAGGCCACGTCGCTCTACCCCACGCTTGCCGATCAGTTCAACCGCGGCTTCACATTCGCTGAGGCGACCGACCCGTACAAGCAGATCGCCCAGCAGTACCTCGGTACGCCGGCCGACCAGATCAACTTCACCGATCCGAAGTGGATGGCTGCGGTGAACCAGGTCGATCCGAAGACCGGGCAGCGTACGGAGATGGGCCTCGACCAGTGGACGAATTACATCCGCAGCCAGCCGCAGTACGGGTACCAGAATACGAACCAGGCGAAGAATGAGATGGTCGGGTTGTCGAATGCAGCGGCAAAGACGCTTGGAGTCATCGCATGACAATCGAGCCACGTTTCAGGAAACTCGGCGGGGATTTGGCAATCCTTTGTTGGGACCGTTCAGGGCCATGGAAGGTGAGTGGTCATTGCGGTCAGCGACAGCATAAGGGATGCAAATACGAGTTCAAGCAGTTTACGTGTGCTTGTCCCTGTCATGCTGGTGCTCCAAAAGTGGCGAGATGTCCTGATTGTGAAGGTGATATTCATCAAGAGGCAGGTGTGTGGGTCCACACTTGGACTGATGGATGTATTGAGGTGATTGCATGACTGACACGCTCACGCAAACTCCGACGCAGACGACGGCACCGGTACCTCCACCGCCGGGGACACCGACGACGCCAACCGTCGGGAGCATTGATCCCGGAATCACGCCGGGGCAGCAGATCCCAGCGTGGGGGACAGCATCTATCGGGGGCCTCAACCCTGGCGGAGCGATGAAGTCTGGTACCGCTCCCACCGGGCGCATCGTCAACCCGCAGACGGGTCGCCCAGCCTATACCGGTCCCGAGGGGCAGCCGGGTTACGGCGCACCGCAGCCGGGCCAGAACCTCACCGCGTACACGATGCCCGACGGTACGCAGGTGTGGTACGACCCCAACGCTGCGCCGGACCAGGGCAATCTCGCTGCGCTGCAGGCGTACCAGGGCACCGGTCCCAACGGTCCGACGGCGCAGGCCGACGCCATGCAGACGGCGCTGTCGCTGCTCGCTGGCTACGGAGTCACAGGCGCGGACGCCACGACGCTCGCCAACTGGATGTGGCAGCAGCACGTCCAGGGCTACTCCGACACCTCGATCGCCCAGTTGCTGCTCACGCAGCCGATCATCCAGCAGTACTTCCCCGAGATCGCGGCGCGCCAGAAGGCCGGGCTCCCGCCAATCAGCCCCGGCGACATCGTGAGCTACAAGAACCAGGTGGCGCAGTACGCCAGCCAGTACGGCATCCCCAAGGAGTTCACCGATCAGTTCACCAGCCAGTGGATCGTCAATGACGTGTCGATGGCCGAGGTCGGCCAGCGGATGCAGGACTACGCCCAGGCGGCGTTCCAGTCCAACCCGGCGGTGCTGAACCAACTGCAGACGCTGTACGGCGTCACGCCCGGCGAGCTCACCGCCTTCTTCGCCGACCCAGCGACGGCGCTGCCGATCATCCAGAAGCGCTTCCAGGCGTCACAGATCGCCGGTCAGGGGCAGATCGCCGGCTACGGGCAGCTCACCCAGCAGCAGGCCGAGACGCTCGCCAATCAAGGTGTGACGCAGGCCCAGGCGCAGTCGGGCTTCCAGCAGCTTGGGCTCGAGCAGCAGTTGTTCAACACACTGCCGGGGCAGGCGGGGCAGACGCCGATCACCCAGGAGCAGCAGTTGGGCGCCCAGTTCCTCGGCAACGCGGCTGACGTCCGTATGATCCAGTTGGAGGCGCTGCGCCGGCAGGCGGCGTTCCAGGGTGGAGGGAACTATGCCGGTGGACAGAAGGGCCTGACGGGTCTCGGCAGTGAACAAGGAGCGCAGGCATGAGTGACGTGCCGAAGAAGGGCGGCCTCAAGTTGGAACGGTGGCTTGCTGAGCGCCAGTTCATGTGGGAGCGCGAGGGAGTGTGGCGTGTCTGGAAGGACTGTTCGTTGGAGGAGCAGTATGAGATCCGCCTGCAGGTCCTTCGTGGTGGGGTGGAGGTGCTTGATGGCGAATAGACGGTCGTCGGTCAAGCCGGTGACGCCGGCCAACAAGGCGATGTCCCGCAAGCACCTCCGTGAGTCGGTGGCGTTCAACGAGTCCCACGCGGCGGAGCACAAGAAGGCGGCGGCGCAGGACCGCAAGAAGCTGGCGCAGCTCCGCAAGGGTGGCCGCGCTTCTGGGTGAGGTAGCCGCCGGGGAGTCGAACCCCGAGACGGGTGTCCAACGAGCCCGACCGTTTTCGCGTCTCGCCCGGGACTTATAACGCTGGTCTTTCGAGAGAAGTGGCCGTCACTACGGACGCACGATGACGGCTGCGTCTACTTCCCGCTGGGGTGGCCGCACCCAGCGTTCAGCTACCTCACCCGACAGCGTACTCCGTAGGGGTGCTTGACGCTCCTGTTTGGATGTGGTTCACTTCCGCCAGCAGGTCTGTCCCGTTATTGCGTCCTCGTCCCTGACGAGTGTGAGCGGCGGGCGCGGTCCTTGGCTCGCTCACCCTCGAGTGTCATCGAGGCGGCAAGGCCACAACGATCCGTGCGCGGCCCTCCGTCGCGTACGCGGCGAACAGGAGCGACAGCGTGCCAGACGAAGATGACGACGACCTCGAGCAACCGCAGAAGGCCGGCCTCCGTGAGCGGATGAAGGCTCTGGAGGAGAAGGCCAAGCAGTACGAGGAAGCCCAGGCCAGGGCCGAGAGGCTCGAATGGGAGCTCGCCGTGCGGGACTCCGGGGTCGACATGACCCCGACGAAGCGCAAGGCGCTCATGGCCGTGCACGAAGGCGACCGCGACCCGGAGTCCATCCGGCGCACTGCCATCGAGCTGGGGTTCATCCAGGAATCTTCGGGCGAACCGGCAGTACCGGAACTGGCGACGCTGGACAGGATCAACCAAGCGTCCGCAGGTGCCGCCCCCGGTGGGCAGGTCCCGAACCAATGGGCTGAACGCGACCAGCGGTTGCAGCAGGCCAAGTCCGAGGCCGAGTTCGATTCCATCCTCCGGGAGTACGGGACCACCATGGCAAAATAAGGAGAGCCAGCAATGGCCGCAGGCCCGTACACCGGTGGACCGACGACCGTCGCGTCCAGCCTGGACTATGACCAGACTGCGTGGGAGCTCAAGGCGTACTTCGCACTGCGCTACGAGCTGTACTTCGACGCCGTCGCCGACGTGAAGACGACCGACCAGTCCTACGTGGGCTCGGCCGTGACCTTCACCATCCAGTCGGACCTGGCGGCCGCCTCCACGGCGCTCAACGAGTCGATCGACGTCACCCCCGCGGCGCTGGCTGACAGCCAGGTCACCCTCACCCTCGCTGAGTACGGCAACGCCGTGCAGATCTCGGCCCTCGAGCTCGGGACGTCGTTCATCCCGCTCGACCCGGTGATGGCGAACGTGGTCGGCTATAACGCCGGCCTCTCGCTCGACACCGTAGCCCGCGACGTGCTCAAGGCCGGCACCAACGTCCGGTACTCCACCGGCACCGGTGTGGCCCCGACGTCGCGCAACACGGTGACGCCGCCCAACACCATCGGGGCAGCCGACGTGCGCCGCACGCTCGCCGACCTGCGTGACGCCAACGTCCCCACCATCGGCGGGATGTACGTGGCGTTCATCCATCCCGACGTGGCCTACGACCTGCGGGGGACCACCGGCTCCGCCGCCTGGCGTGACCCGCACACCTACTCCCAGCCCGGAGAGATCTGGAATGGCGAGGTCGGCGTGTTCGAGGGTTCACGCTTCATCGAGACGCCGCGTGCGCCGATCTTCACCGACGCCGGCTCCTCGACGACCCTCACCGACGTCTACCGCACCATCTGGGTCGGGCGTCAGGCACTGGCCAAGACGTGGTCGACGGCCTATGGCAACGGCCCCATGCCTCGCATCTTCCCCACGCCGATCATTGATATGCTCAGGAGATTCCCTGGAATGGCATGGTATTGGCTCGGAGCATATGGAATATTTAGGTCCGCTTGTGTAAGGGCTTACGAATCCGCTTCGTCCATTGGTGCGAACTAGCCAGGCTGGTGCTAACATGGTACCGTGCCAGAGAACTTCAAGCATGGGACCAATCGTGGCTACGGCGTCTACAAGTGCCGGTGCGACGACTGCAGGGTCGCGCACTCCGAGGCCGCCCGCATCGACCGAGAACGGAACAACGCTCGTGTCACCGCTGCGCAACGGCGGCGGTGGCGCGAGGACCCCAAGTACCGGCAGTACCAAGCAGAGTGGCGTGCGGAGAACCGTGAGCAGGTTCTGGCCTGGAAGCGGGAGTACTACGTCCGTCATCGCGAGCAACTGCTGGAGCAGGACAAGGTCCGTTACCAGAGGCAGCGCCAGCGCTACATCGACAACGCCAAGCGGTGGAGAGAAGCCAATCCAGAGCGCTCTCGGGAGATCGCTAGAGGAGTCCGAGAACGTCACCGTGAGGAGTACAACCTCCGTGCGGCGGAGCGGGCCAGAGAGCGTTACGCATCGGATCCCGACAAGTACAAGGTTGCCTTCAAGCGGTGGCGGCTGGAGAACCCAGAGGCGGCTCGTCTCACGAACCAGCGCAATCGTCACAAGCGGCGAGGGGCTGAGTTCACTGCCGAAGCCATCGAGTGGATTGCTTCTCTGGTCGACCCGTTGTGCACGTACTGTGGAGAGCGGGCCGACACGATCGACCACATCATCCCCGTATCCAAGGGCGGCACGGGTGAGGTCGACAACCTCACACCAGCATGCCGTTCCTGCAACTCCAAGAAGCACACCATGACTCTGGAGGCGTTCATGCAGAAGATGGGGATGAACTGATGACGGTAGCCATCACCCAGACGATCACCGGGCCGTCGACGGTGAACGCCAAGCCGGGGGAGTCCACCGTCTCCTTGGCATTCACCGGTCTGACGGCGTCGACGAACTACATCGTCACTATCGGTCAGCCCGGTGGGATGTTTACCCCGACGACGTCGACGACCCGAGTCGCGATCGTGGATGGTGCCCAAGGACCGTCGTACACGCTCGAAGGGAAGTCCGACGGTGCCGGGGCCATGACGGTGAAGTGGGTGCCGCCCAGTCCCGGCACCTGGACGGTGAAGTGCTACCCCGTACTTACGACCATGACCGACGCTGCCTCGGGCATCGCCGGCAACTCGATTGTGGTGAGCCACTGATGGCCATGTCCTGTGCGCACTGCCGGTCTGCAGACGTCACGCCGCTGTTCTCGACGTGGCAGTGCGCCAACTGCGGTCGGCACACGACCGACGACGGCCACAAGGTGCTGCCCGACAGCCTCTGCTTCGACCCGAGCCACAACCCCACGCTCGAGTCCTGGGGCTGGCCGTACGACGACACGGAGACCTCGACCGAGCGTGGCCGGACGATCTGTGCCGAGCAGTGGGGTGTGCCGTTCGGAGCCGGCGGCGATGCCGTCAGCGAGGAGGAGACCGCAGCATGAGCCTGGTCCGCGTGACGGGTGCGCTGCCTGTCGATGGTGCGACGGCGGAGGATTACCGAGCCGTCGTCGCTTCGCAGCGGGTGGTCGTTCCCGAGGACACGATCGACGCCGCGCTCCGCAACGCCAAGACCGAAGCGGACTTCGACGCCATCTACGAGTACTCGGGGCGTCCGTGCTCGGGCTGGGAGGCGCAGGCCCGCGCCCAGCGGGAAGCCGAGGAGTGGACGAGGCAACTGCTCGAGAACTACGTCGACGAGGAGGACGAATGAGCTACTGGGACGAGACACTGACGCCAGCTCCCCCCTGCGGGGTGGGCGAGGGGATGGGCGACAGCCCGTACCCCTTCAACGACATCGCCGATGTCCACCCGACGCCGCCGAGCGGGTCGAAGGACGGTATGGGCGACAGCCCGTTCACCGCTGGCAACTGGAACACCGAGCCGCACAACGCTCCGGAGCGCCACGACAACATGGACTTCGACATGCACCGCGGTTCCGGGATCGAGGGGCAGCCCAAGCCCGGGTCGTTCTAGATGGCCAAGCTCTCTGCCGCTGACCGCAAGAAAGTCCCTGCCTCCAAGACGGGGTTGCCCGGCAAGCGCACCAAGTCTGGGGGCGCGGTCAGCGGCAGTTACCCAATGCCCGACCGAGCTCACGCCGCGAATGCGAAGGCCCGCGTCGCGCAGTACGGGACGCCGGCCGAGAAGAAGGCAGTGAACGCGCGAGCCAACAAGATCCTCGGGAAGGGCAAGTAGTGCCGCTCGTCAAGGGGTCGTCCAAGGCTGCTGTCTCGGCGAACATCAAGACCGAGATGGCGGCCGGCAAACCGCAGAAGCAAGCCGTGGCCATCGCCCTGTCCAAAGCAGGCAAGTCGAGAAAGAAGAAGTGATGGACCGTTTCGGTGACACCGTCGGGCCGGCCGACAACAGCACGCAGAACTTCGCCGTCTCCACGCTCGAGCAGGAGACGATGGCTGGCGGGTGGACACGCCTCAATATGCCCGTCGGCGGCAAGACGCCGGAGCGGGCCATCACCGCCGGGATGCGTGGCGAGTCGCAGATGGATGACGACGTGGACGCCGGGCCGGGGAGCCAGTCGACCTACAGCGAGCGATGACATGCCCCGCGAGATCGTCCAGTCCCTGAACGTCCTCGCCGGCTCGTCCACCGTCATCTACGGATCGGCGCAGGCGGCGGCGATCTACGCCGGGCTCAGCAAGCCGTACCCGGAGGTGGTGTTCAGCCTCAACGTCAAGGCCGGCAACACACTGCCCAATCTGAGGGAGATGGCCGGCGTGGCCAACCAGCTCGCCGGCACCACCGGCCTTGAGGTGCAGGACGCGCTCGACCGTCTGGCGACCGCGTCATTGAGCGGTGGCGCCGGCAACCAGCCTGGTGGTCAAACGTGGGCGTCCATCCTCGGGACGTGGGCGCAGCAGACCAAGACCTGGGCGAACATCTGATGCCCAATTGCGCGTTTACCCCGCCGGTCGATCAAGCCATGGCGTGGACTGTCGATTACTTCGGTAACACGCCGCCTGACGCCGATCCCCTGGCCATCCGGTTGATGGGCTACTTCGCGCAGGGCCGTCGCGCCTCGAACGTCTACGTCATGGAGGACGGGACGGTGACGACGGCGCAGCCGCCGAATTGGAATCCTACCGATCCGACGGGGCCGTACGCCACGGTGTGGAACTACGCCGGCTCGACGCGTGGCGTGCCGTTCAATGAGAGTTTCACCCATCCGCCGAACCTGCAGGTCCGTCATGTGTACTGGGGCGGCCACACGAACTACGTATACCCTGAGGATGAGGCGTTGCTGCGTGCTGCAGGGTACGACTTCCCTGATCTTGTGTGCGAGGGGGCATATCCGTACCCGTCGAGCGAGACGGTCCCGTGGACGGACCTGTTCCCGGGGGGACCGGGATGACGTCGAACTACGTGCCGCAGACCTGGCACGATCTCCCGCTTACGGATACCCCGATCTCCGCTACTCGGCTCACAGCCATTGAGACCGGCATCGAGACGCATGTGCATTCGGGTGACCCGGCCGGAGGTGACTTGACGGGAGCGTTCCCCAACCCGTCTCTTATCGCGACCGGTCCGGGGGCGACAGTAGTCGGGTCCGCGTCGTTGATCCCGGTGGTTACCATCGACGCGAAGGGGCGTGTCACCGCGTTGTCCACGGCGCCGGCTCGGTTTGTGCCGACCGCAGTAAAGACCGCCGGCTATACCGCAGCTGCTAATGACCTCGTACTGTGTGATACCACGGGAGGTACGTTCGCGGTGGCGTCCCCCGCCGGTCCCACCGATGGGGAGATCTTCGCCGTCAAGTGGTACGCGGGCGTGGCAGCCCCGACGGTGACCGGGACTATTGACGGCGCCAGTGGCGCCACGCTGTTGTCGCTTGGCTCGGCCCTCACCATGGTGTACGTCGCTGCTCTCTCGACATGGGTCATTTACTGAGATGAGCTATACTGCCATCGGGACACGCACTCATTCGTCGCCCGTCACCGCCAAGCAGTACGGGGCGGTGGGCGACGGCTCCAGCCATCCGCTGTCGGGCTACTTCACCACGCTCGGCGCGGCGCAGGCCGCCTACCCCAACGCCGGGGTGACGGGCCTTACGCAGGAAATCGACGGCGCCGCCATTCAGCAGTTGTTGCACGACCAGACGGCACCGCTGATCGAACCGGGAACCTACCTCACGTCCTTCGGGCTGGTGTCCACGCAGACGGGGCTCATCTCCGGCTACGGCGCCACCATCCGGGCCGTGGCCGCCGGCATCTCCTACATGCTCGACCTGCAGGGCTACGCCGGGGACGCGGCCGGCCTCACCGTGGACGGCGGCGTGTACTCGCATAGCGTGAACCCCACCATCAAGGTGAACGGCGACCTCGGACTGAATGGCGCCTCCTACGGTTTCCGGATCTCTAATTGCTCACGAGCGCGCTTCGCCGATCTCGTCGCGCTCAACTGCGCGTCCTACGGGTACTACGCCGATAGCCCTTCGCTCAATGCCAACTTTTGCTCGTTCGATGGATGCCAGGCGCGCGCCTGCGGCATTCTCGACGTGTGGTCGCTCGCCATTTCTGGCGGCGCCTCAGGTACATTCACCATTACGGTGCAGGACCGCTTTGGCGGCAGTCACACGACAGGCAACATCACCATCGGGACCACCACCATCGGCGCTGCCCAGGCGTACAACATCAGCAACCTGCCCAACAACGGTGCATCTAACGCGGCATTGACGATGGAAGGGATCATCGGCACCGCCATCCACAACCCGGGCGCCTCGCCGGCCACCTACGGCTTCGGGTCCAAGACCGCCGAGTCCTCCATCGTGGACTCCACGTCGTACTCGGGGGCGCTGGCCACCGGGCGCGGCACGGTGATCGCCGCGGGCGGCACCTACTACCTCATCTGCCAGGGCGACCTGCTCGGCCCCGGCCCGCTGGCCGGTGGCAACTTCGTCGTCAGCGCCACCAACCCCTCGGGCGGCGGCACGGTCACGCTCAACCACGTGCAGGCGGGCGTGAAGGGCGGCGGCATCGGGTGCGGCAGCACCAACAACAACAACTTCTACCTCTGGAACAAGCCGGTGATGCGCTCCAACTACGGCGACGGGGCGCTTCTCGCCGGAATGACCACATGGATTCTCAACAACGGCGACTACGAGAATTGCTTCGGGTCTGCTGTCCGCATCGAAGGAACGACGGGAGGCACCACAGCGCTCTCGCACATAGTGGAGCGCGGTGACTTCGAATCGTGCTGGGCGCCGTTCATCCTGGAGAAGTCATCGGGTGGCCCGCATGCCGGTTGCACCAAGAACACATTTAGCGGGGACCCGACGCACACGCTCAACGACGCGGTGATCGGCGGCGGGGCCTCCACGGTCGGCTACTACGTGGACGGGACGCAGATTACCCTGGCAGCAGGTTAGGGAATAGATGGCGACCAACACGACCCATTCGGTAGGGTTGACGGCCATTATTCCTCTTACCGGGTTGACTGCTGGCTCGACGACCTTTACTGCGAAGTACAAGTCATCGGGTGGGAGTACGGCTACATTCCTGAATCGGTACATCACGGTGGAGGGACTTCCCTAAATGGCAACTTCTACGACTCGCTTCGCCCTCTCGAAGCCGGCGTCGGGCGACAACGTTTCGGCGTTCCAGGGGACGATCGGTACGACGCTCGATACCGTCGATGCTGACATGATCGGCCTGCAGGGCGCGTACGCAGGCGGCACCACGTACCACCAGGGCGACGTGGTCACGTCGGGCGGCGTCTATTACATGTCGACGACGACGCAGACCGGCACCGCGCCTCCAGGAGCGACGTGGCTGCCGTGGAACACGGGCACCGGCCACTACGCCACGTACACGTTCTCGTATTCGCTTGCTAACACTTCCCAGGTGAACCCGACCGGCGCCGTGTGGACGAGTGTTTCCGATACCGACAATTACGGGACGACCTTATCGGCAAGTGGGAAGTTTACCATTCCCGCTGGGCTTGGTGGATTGTATGTCGTCACGGGTGGAGCTTTCTATCCGGCAGCCTCGTATACTACGGTATCGTCTCTGCTCACGGACCTTTCAACAGCTTCTGCTGCCAATGCCGGTATGCAGTTGCAGGCGACGTTTGCGAATGCGGTCCAGATCCACAACGCTTCATGGACGGGTGCCATGGCGGCAGCAGCTACGGTCGGGCTTACCCTTCTCCAAACATCCGGTTCGTCGCGGACGGTAACCGGGTTCCTCAGCATCGCGAGGATCGGGGTGTCGTGAACCATCGCGAACGTCATCCGAACTACATCGACGGGTGTTGGGCCTGCAAGGCCCTCACCGTGTCGGTGGCCTCGCGCTCCGAGGAGGTGCGCGGCATCCAGCGCCGTGACGATCAGCTCTCGGTGGACCTCGACGCCTACAAGCGCCTCCGTCGTGACGGCCTGCAGCCGAAGACCATCGACGGGTCCGGCGAGCTCGAGAAGCGTGTGGAATCCCAGACTGACATCCACCTCGGGCGCTACGTTCCCAAGCACGAGCGCAGCCGGGTGGAGGAAGCCATGCAGATTTCGAGGGACTTAGGCTACATAACAGAAGCAGGCCGATAATGGCCAAAGAGATGACGATGTTGTGGGTGCACGGCGGCGCGATAGGGTATGGCCGCTACGGGCAGGAGCTTGCGAAGCAACTTCGCAAGATGGGTGTGGATCTCTATGACCGCATCCAAGAGGAAGAAGATGAACCCGTCCCTGCTCCGCGTGACCTACGCAGTCCTCGGTATGTTCTTGAAGAAGAAGGCGAAGGACGTCGGTTCAAGCGTACGAATGTCGCATGTTGGATCTCTACACCTGGTCATGCGCGTGGCTGGTGGGATGGGCAGCATGTAGGGATCGGGACAATGTGGGAAAGTACCAAACTTCCCGAGTCGTTCCGGGAGAGCCTCCACAACTTTGCCACCGTCATCGTCCCGAGCGACCAGAACGTGGAGCTGTTCAGCCGTTACCACCACAATGTGCGCAAGGTGCCCCTCGGCATCGACACCGACGTGTGGCGCTACCGCAGGCGCGAGTTACCCACCACCGAATTCCGCTTCCTGATCGGCGGCAGTGGCGCGCGCAAGGGCACGGACCTGGCGGTTAAAGCATTCCGCAAAGTCTTTCCGAAAGGTTCGTGGGGCGCGGATCAACCAGAGCCCGTCCTCATTCTCAAGAGCCCCAAACCCGAGGATTTCTACGGGGAACGCATCCGTCGTGTTCCGGGCCGGATCTCCCCCGAAGATGAGGTATCCCTCTACGCCAGCGCCCATTGCTACCTCCAGCCGTCGCGGGGTGAGGGCTTCGGTCTACAGCCGCTGCAGGCCATCGCGCAAGGATGCCCGACGATCCTGACCGACGCCCACGGTCACGCGGATTTCGCCTACCTCGGCTACGGGCTGCAGACGACGATGAAGCCGGCGGCCTACTTCATCTACGGCGACGCCGGGGAGTGGTGGGAGCCCAGCCTCGACGACCTGTGCGACCACATGCGCTACGTCTACGACAACTACGACCGGGCTACAGCCTTCGCCGACGAAGCCTCAGGCATCGCCCACCGGACGTGGGGGTGGGAGCACACGGCGCGGCGGTTCATCGACGCCTTCGACGGCCAGTTGGAGCTCCCCTACTCGGGCGACGGCGAATGGGTCACGCCCGATTCCAAGCTGTTCAAGGTCCGGGTGACGCGGGAGTGGAAGGCCGACATCGCCGGCAAGGTCTACATCTTCCAGCCCGGGGTCGACTACTACGAGCCGGCCGACACCAAGCGGATCATGTACGAGGCCGACCTGCTCGACCCCTCCTGCCTCGACGAGGTCGACACCGGGCTCACCGAGAAGCAGGTGGCCACCCTCGGGGCGTGGCGGGCCGAGCACTCGTTCTGTCCCACCTGCGGGCAGCAGCTCGGCTCGGGCGTACGCAGGGCCGACCTCATCTTCCGGGAGCTCGAGGAGGCATCCACCCCCATGCCACGCCCACGGGTGACGCTGTGCTCCATGTTCCGTGACGCTGGGCCGTACATGATCCGGTATTTCCAGCAGACGGCTGCACTCCAGGAGTTCATGGACGTGCGCCTGGTGCTGGCCGAGGGTGACTCGACAGACGATACGTACGCCATGCTGCGAGCTCGGGATGTGGAGCTCGTCAAGGTCGACCACGGCGGTGACCGGTACGGCTCGGTCGACCACCCTCAGCGGTGGCAGAACATCGCCTCCGTTGTGCGCCCGTTGTTGGAAGCGGTGGGCGACCCGGGCGACGCCTTCATCTGGGTGGAGTCCGACCTCGTCTGGGAGGCCGGGGCGCTGGCCAAGCTGGTGCTCGACCTCGAGGAGGTCCCGGCGGTGGCGCCCATGCTGATGGCCAACAACCACACCCGCTTCTACGACGTGTGGGGGTACCGCAAGGACGGCAAGCGGTTCGAGGCCGGAGCGCCGTACTTCCCCGACATGCCGGCCACAGGACTGGTGCCGATCGACTCCTGCGGCTCCTGCTTCGTGCTCCGCCCTGACGTGTTCAAGCGCGCGGTGGCCGAGTGGGACGGCATCTGGCCCTTCCACACCTCCGACGGGCTGTGGCTCGACACCGAGGCTGAGGTGGTGCATCCGTGACCGAACGCCTGTTCCATTTTACCTGTGACCACGGATACCGCGTACTTGGAAAACGGGGGCTCCTAGAACCGCAGATCACGCACCCGTTCCTCCATTGTCGTGTGATTTGGCTGACCACTGAGCCGTCACCCGATCCTGAGATGACCGGACTAAGCCACCATTACACGAAGTGTGACCGGATGGCCTATCGCTATATCGTCAGCGGTCCCGCTCTTGAATTGTGCGAGCCATGGCTTGGTTCGCCTCAGCGCGATAAGGCACCCGAGGGCGCCCTTGCTGATCTGGAATCCTACGGTGACCCCGAACATTGGTGGATCACCGAAGGGCCAACTCCAGCGAGGCTGGGATGACCACGTTGCGTAACCTCATCCATCACAAGATGGCCGACCACCATCGCGGCGACATCCCCGGCCGGTACTGGTACCCGCTGTCGATGGCCACGTACGGCGTCGAAGAGGTACTGGCAGTGGTCGATTGCCTGACCGAGTTCCGCACCACCATGGGCCGGGAGACGGAGGCCTTCGAAGCAGCCTTCGCGCACAGAGTGGGCGCCGACCACGCGGTGATGGTCAATTCCGGCTCGAGCGCAGATCTGCTGGTGGCACTTTCGGTAGGTGGCATCACCCGGACAGTGGCGGTCCCGGCGGTGACGTGGCCGACGCACGCCTGGTCGTGGCTGATGGCCGGCCATGAGGTGGTGCTGGTCGACGTCGACCCCGGCACCCTCAACGTCGACCCCAACGCCCTGGACAAGCTGCAGGCCGAGGAGGACATCAACACCCTGTCGATCGTCCACCTGATGGGCAACCCCTCCTACACCGGCGACGGCGCCCTCGACCTCTACGAGGACTGCTGCCAGGCGCTCGGCGCTGACGTGGGGACCACCGGCATCGCCGCAACGTGGTCCTTCTACTTCTCCCACCACATGACCACGCTCGAGGGTGGCTGCATCACCACGAACGACGGCTCCCTAGCCGAGCACCTCCGCCTGCTGCGGGCGCACGGGTGGGCACGCAACATGCACCACCCGCCACCGGTGCCCAAGGACCTCGATCCCCGCTACGCCTTCCTCGACTGGGGGCTGAACGTGCGCCCCACCGAGCTCGCGGCGGCCTTCGGGTTGGTGCAGCTCGGCCGGCTCGAGGAACTCAACTCCAACCGCCGGGCCAACTACGAACGCTTCGCCGACTGCCTTGGCAAGACCCGCGCCGTGCGGCTGCCGGAGACGCAAGGGCAGACGTCGCCCTTCGCTATCGCCCTCATGGCCCGGGGGCGGGACAGGATCTGCGCCCACCTCGAGGAGCACGGGGTGGAGACGCGGCGCATCGCGGCCGGGAACCTGGCCCGGCACCCGGCCGCGCGGCGCCACCACCTGTACCACGGTGCCCTGCCTGGGGCTGATGAGGTGCACGATCACGGGTTCGTCGTCGGACTGCACCCGGTCATCGACCCTCAAGCTATGAGCACCATCGCTGAGCTCATCAAAGAGGCGGCGTAGATGAGCACATTTGCAGGCATGTATGGACCCGAGCCTTGTCTCGATAGCGACGGCCGCCTGCTCAAGTCGACGCTGGCCTACGTGTACGTGCATGGCACCACCACCCCGACCACGCTCTACACCGACCGGACCAAGGCCCAGACGACGCCCAACCCCACCGTCTCCGACCCTCTCGGCAACCTGACGTTCTTCGCCGTGCCCGGCGAGTACGACGTCCTGGTCAACACCACTACGCTCTCGGTGACGGTGGAGCGCGACCCGCTCGACTTCTTCGACGACGGCACCGTGGTCGGGCTGGCCGGCAACTCGGAGCTGATCGTGCAGTTGGCCGACGGCACCAACATCGTCTCCGACTTCCTGCTGTCGTATTCGCCCATCATCGGCGACAACGTCAAGGTGGTCGGCACCACCGTGGTCGGCAAGACCGCCGGCAGTGGCTCCCAGATCATCCCTCTCAACGCTTCGGTGACCACGCCGACGCTGGCCGCGACCACGGCCTATACCCTGCCGGGGCTGAGCCTGTCGGCCTCGCCGGGCACCAACGCCTCGGTCACCACGCCCACGCTGGCCATCGGGACCACCTACACCGTGGCCCTGCCGGTGATCGCCGCGGCCATCACCAAACTCCAGACCAGCCCGGCCGCGATCTCGTCGGGCACGTCCTGCACGCTGGTGCTCCCCAACCCGGTGACCGTGGGCTCGCGCCTCATCGCCTGCTTCACCGACCCGGTGGGCGCCAATCCGGTGCTGGCGGGGTGGACCGTCGACGCCTCCTCCGGCTACAAGAACGGCGCCTACGTCCTCAGCCACGTCACCCAGGCGGGCGATGGCCAGTCCTACACCTTCACCATGGGCGGGTCGGACTCCGGCGGGATCATGTATGAGTACAGCGGCACCACCGGGGTGGCCGGCGCCAGCACCTCATACGCCACGGGCTCGACCGCCAACGGCCCGACGGCACCCACGGTGACCCCGTCCACGGCCAAGTCGCTGTCGATCCTGGCCTTCGGTGTGTCGTCGACCACGGCCTCGTCCCTGACCTACACGGCCGGCCAGACGTTCACCAATGACCTCGCCCTCGGTGGGCTCCTCCCCACCGGTGGTGGTGAACTGGCGACTGCCCATCTCATCCTGGCGGCGGCCTCGGGGGTCACCACCACGATCGGCTACACCGCCGGGGGCGCGGGGGCCAAGTCCTCGGACCTCGTCATCGCCGTCTACAACGGGTCCTCGGCCGCGCCCGGTTCGGCTGCCACCATGCAGGTGACCGGTCCAGCCGTGGCCACGGTGGGCCAGGCACTGTCGTTCACGGTGTCGGCCATCGACTCCAACAACAACGTCGCCACCGGCTACACGGGCACCGTCCACTTCACCTCGAGCGATGCCGCCGCCACCCTGCCGGCCAACACCACGTTGGTCAACGGGACGGGCACCTTCACCGTCACATTCAACACTGCCGGTACCCAGACGCTGACGGCCACCGACACGGTGACGGGCACCATCACCGGGACCTCGGGGAACTGCGTGGTGTCGTCTGCTGCGAACGCCGGCAACCGGTTCCGGCTGTCCTCGGGAGTGCTGCGCACCGGGGCGTCGGCTGCTGCCACCTTCGCGACGTGGTGCTCCACCTACCTCTCGACCGCGGACAAGGCCAACCTGCCGAACGGCCAGGTGTTCTTCCACGCCGAGAACGCCCAGGACTCCGGCGGCTCGGTCTACACGGCCATGGGCAACATCGTGTACCTCGGCGACTCGCCCGGCGGCAACTACCTCGACGGGCGTAGCGTGCCCGGGTTCGTGCTCGGGCTGGGCCTGGCGTGGACTGACATGACCATCCAGCAGGTGGCGGCCGGCGCCCTCGACAACCTGCTGCTCACCAGTGGAGGGTCGTTCACCAACCCCAAGACCGGGCTCACGGTGAGCGGTGCCATCCCCACACTCAAGGCCATCGGGTTCTCGCCGCTGGTGATCCGCCTCGGATGGGAGGCGGGGCCGCTCGCCTCCTACTACACCTGGAACAACTCCGGTGCCAACGCCTTCATCGCCGCCTTCCAGCACGTCTCCACCCTGCTCAAGAACAACATCCCCGGGGTGCTGATCGACTACAACGGGTTCAGCTTCAACAGCTTCGGCCCGGCGACTGCCGGCTACACCATCGCTCAGACGATCCAGGCCAACGAGACGTGGTACCCCGGCGACGCGTACGTGGACGTGATCTCGGTCGACGCCTACGACCGTGGCACCTGCGGGCCGCCCAATGCCGCCGACCAGTTGTTCCTGCTCCAGGCGTGCCAGCAGATGGCGTCGAACCACGCGAAGTACTGGGGCTGCGGAGAGTTCGGGTGGCAGGAGGACAACGCCACGTCGTTCGCCAACGACAAGCAGTTCATCGATTCCAATCCTGCTGACGGCAAGGGCACCGGAGCCGGCGGTCATGGCGGCGTGCCGCTCTACATGAACATGTTCCAGGACACCCCCGGCGGCAACTCCTGTCTGCAGTACAACTTCCAGTACCTCCCCAACATCCTGGCTGCGTACCAGACGAGGATGGCATCCGCATGAGCGCACGCGAGCGCGACGAGTGGCTGGCCCGTGAAGCGTACGCGGCCAAGTTGCGCAGCCTCGGCTTCCACGCCCGGGCCAAGCATGACAAGGTCACGCATATCGACGCCCGTGACACCGGGGCGGAGTCGGCCGTCATCACCGAGCACGCTGACGGTTCCCAGTCTGTCAACATCACCCCGCCGAGCCTCAATCTCAATCTCGAAGTGAAGGAGTAATCCGATGGCGACGAAGAACGGGGCGTGGACGACACCTCTTGCCCTCACTCTCACGGCAGGGACCAACGCTCCCGACTGGAACCTGACCGGGTCTACCGGCGTCTACATCGGGCTGGCCTCAGCCCTTGCCGACGAGGCGAACTTCGACCAGACCACGACCGCCTACACCACCTACACCGGCGGGACGTGGGGCATCACCGAACTGTCCACCTCCGGCGGCTACACCGCGGCCGGCATCGCCCTACCGACACCATCGTGGGCCACGGCTGGGGCGAGCACGGGGCAGTTGATCTACACAGCCGGGGCCGCGGTGTGGACGAGCTCGGGGGGCGGCTTCACGCTCAACCCCGGCGGCATGTTCGTGTACTCCAACAACGCCACCACCAAGTACATGATGTTCCAGCTCGTCTTCACCGGCGGCCCCTACACCGCGTCGGGTGGTGGGACTTTCACCGTCACCCCGCCTGCCGCGGGCATGGTCACCCTCACGGTCAAGTAGATGCCGGTCTTCACCCCTTCTCCGTCGGGCATCACGCTCAGCGATCTCGTCGAGGAGACGCGCCGGCACCTGCTGTCGGGGCAGGGGGAGATGCTGAACCAGCTCACGAACTCGATCGGTACGACCGACACCACGTTCACCGTCAACTACTCGCTCGGAGCCATCAACCAGCTCGGCGCCCTGCTCGCCATCGACCTCGAGGAAATCCTGGTCCTGGCCACCGACGGCAACCTGACGGTGACCTCCTGCATCCGGGCGGTCAACGGCTCGACCGCCGCCGTCCACGCCGAGGACGCCATCGTCACGGTGCGCCCGAAATTCTCCAACTTCCGCATCGCCCGCGCCATCAACGAGGACATCGCCGATCTGTCGTCGCCGGCCAACGGCATGTTCCAGGTCATCCCCGTCGACCTCACCTACAACGCTGCGGTCCAGGGCTACGACATCACCGACGCTACGGCGATCATCAAGGTGCTCGAGGCCCGCTACAAGGTCCCGGGGCCGTCGAACAATTGGCCCTACATCCGCGAGTACAGCCTGCAGCGCAACATGCCGACCTCAACGTGGCCGTCGGGGTTCGTCTTCGACACCTACCAGCGGGCCTACCCGGGACTGCCCATCCACCTGCAGTACGCCGCGCCCTACGGCACGCTCACCTACCTCACCGACGACATCACCGAGGTGGCCGGGCTGCAGGCCACGGCTTCGGACATCCCCCCGCTCGGCGCGGCCATCCGCCTGACCGGTGCCCGGGAGATCAAGCGCAACTTCACCGAGGCCGGCGTCGAGCCTCGCCGGGCCGAGGAGGTCCCGCCCGGGTCGGTGGCGCGCTCGCCGCTGGTGCTCATGCAACTGCGCACCGAGCGCATCCACGCCGAGGCCGCCGCCCTGCTGTCCCAGTACCCGGTGCTGATCCCCTCGCGATGACCTCGACGTACGGGATCGAGTGGTTCTACGGGATCGACCCTGATCCGTTCTATTCAGGGACCGCTGGCGTTACCTCGCTGGTCCCCGAGCCCTTCGACGTGGCCATCGGCGGGCGCCCGTACCTCGTCGACTTCGAGTTCACCCCGTTCCGCCGTGAGGCGTACCGGCACAAGTCCATCGATATCACCCGTACCCAGGCCGACACCCTCGGTGTCCCGGGCGAGCACACCCTCAACCCCGACGGACTGTGGCGGCGCTCACAGCAGTCGTGGGGCCACGGCGCAGGCCAGCCCTACCTGGACCGGTCGACGTCGGACGAGGAGCGGTTCCGCTACTCCAAGGGCGTCGATGTGTGGTCGCCGTACCAGTTCCAGTTGCTCAACAACACCGGGCGCGTCCTCACCTCAGCCAATACCAACCTCAAGCTGGCGGTGACCGGCACGTACTTCTGGGTGCTCGACGGCACCACGCTCGGCTACACCACCGCTCCGCTGGCGAGCTTCACGCCGACCACGGCCGTGGTCGGCACCGGCTATGACCTGGCGTCCGACGGCTACAACGTGTGGGCGGTCACCTCGAGCGGGGTGTGGACCGGCTCGGACGGCACGCCGACGCCGTCGCACTACATCACCACGACGCTGCACTCCACCGCCACGGTCGCCTACGTGCTCGGGCGGCTCATCGTCACCAACGACAACCTGTTCTACAACGTTCTCACCAATTCGCTGCCCGCCGCGCTCTACACCCACCCCAACGCCAACTTCGTGTGGGTCGGGCACGCAGCCGGGACGGGCTTCATCTTCTCGGCAGGCAACGCCGGAGCCCAGGGGATCATCTACAAGACGGCGGTGCAGCCTGACGGTACGTCCCTCGACATCCCGTCGGTGGCCGGCCAGCTCCCCAAGGGCGAGACGATCTCGGCCATCTCCGGCTACCTCGGCCTCATCCTGATTGGGACCAACCGCGGCGTGCGGGTGGCCACGGCCGACTCCTCGGGCAACCTCACCCTCGGCTCGCTTATCACCCCGGCGCCGGCGGTGGCCACCAACCTGCCGCCGAACATGCCCTACCCCGTGCGCTGCTTCGAGGCGCAGGACCGCTTCGCCTGGTACGGCTACTCGAACCTCGACTCAATCTCGACGGGGCTCGGACGCCTGGACCTGTCCACGCTGGGCTCGCTGACCAACGCCCCCGATACGCCGGCGTGGGCCACCGACCTCATGTACTCCGCCCAGGGCGAGGTGACCTCAGTGGCCTCCTGGTACGACTCCACCTACGGCGTGTGGTGCCGGGTGTTCGCCGTGTCCGGCATCGGCATCATCGCCGAGGACCCGTCCACTCCGGTGGCCTCGGGCACGCTCCAGACCGGGCTCATCACCTACGACATCTCCGACCTCAAGTACGCCGTGTTCATCGACATGCTGCCGGGCGCCAACACTGGGACGGTCACGGCGTACCTGTCGGTCGACCAGCTCGACTTCGTCAAGTGCGGGCTCACCAACACGGTGCACACCTCGTCGCTGGTGGAGGTGCCGACCCCGCAGACCGACGCCAACACGCTCGAGATGCAGTTCGTGCTGACCTCCACCGGCTCGGTGGCCAACGGCGGGTCAGCCAACATCCACCGCACGACGCTGCGCTCGATGGTCGCCACCCGTTCCTCGACGCAGTTCCTGATCCCGCTGCGCCTGTCGCCGGCCGAGATGACCCGCGGCGACATGCCGGTGTTCTTCGACCCCGACCAGGAGCGCGCCTACCTCGAGAGCCTGCGGCTCAACCGCACCATCACCACGTTCCAGGAGAACAACTCGACCTACGCGGTGACCGTCGACAACCTGGACTGGACCCCCGACCGCATCACCAACCCGCTGGCGCAACGCAACGCCGGCGTCTTGGTAGTGACGCTCACGACCATCAGCTAAGGAGCACGCATGGCTTTCGACAGAAGGCAGTACGCCGGGGGGGCGGTGAAGACGACCCTGGCCGGTGGTCTGGCGTCGAACGGCACGTCGATCTCGATCACCTCCGCCACCGGGTGGCCGGCCGGCTCCGGCAACTTCACCATCGTCATCAACCGTGGCACCGCCACCGAGGAGAAGGTGCTGTGCGCCTCGCTGTCGGGCACCACGCTCACCGTGGCCGCCTCCGGGCGCGGCTACGACGGCACGGCGGCCTCGGCCCACCTGACCTCGGAGCCGGTGGAGCTCGTCGCCTCCTCTGTCGACTTCGACGAGGCCAACAACACCGCCTCCCAGACCCTCGGGCGCATCACCACCAAGGGTGACCTCCTGGTCGGCACCAGCATGTCCACGACCGGCGTGCTCGCGCTCGGCACCACGGGCCAGGTGCTGACCGTCGACACGACACAGGCCACCGGCACGAAGTGGGCAGCCAATGCCGCGGTCCCGCTGACCACAGTCACCGCCAAGGGCGACCTCATCCTCGGCACGGCCTCGAGCACGGTCACCAACCTGCCCATCGGGACCACCGGCCAGTTCCTCACCGTCTCGGGAGGCACCGCAGT